TCAGCAGCACACCCAGGGCGACCATCAGCGCCAAGCGGAAATATTCCCCCAACATGAGCAGTATTTCCTAGACCATATGGCTTACCAAACCTTTACCAAGAAGGGAGGTTTTCTGCGGCGCGCGTCGGATTGGATCGAAAAACCAGCCCGATATGAATCAATATGATGGCGACCGCAGGCAAAACCAATTCGGGCCGGTATGCGCCTACGCAACGCACCCGGCCCTGACCACAATCGCATAGGAGGCGATCATGGGTGATGCCATTATCTCAGATTGCGGATTATACCGCTACCGACTCGAGCGAGATTTTTATCGTCCTGGGCCTGTCGCCGCCGTTTTCATGGTCAATCCATCGACGGCGGACGCGAAAGAGAATGACGCCACGATCCGCAAGCTGTTGGGCTTCGGCTCTCGTCTTGGGTGGCATAGCCTCATCGTCGGCAATGTGTTTGCCTATCGCGCCACCGACGTGAAGCGCCTTGATTGGGAAACATATGATCCTGTCGGGCCTGACAACGAGCGGCACTTGCGCGAAATTATGCGAGCCTCCGACATTCATATCGGTGGGTGGGGACAGCTTGGAAAACTGCCGTCGCGCCTGCGTGGTCATTGGCGCATGATAGAGCGCTGCGCCAGCGATGAAGGGTATGATCTCCAGTGCTGGGGGACGGCAAAAGATGGCCACCCTCGACATCCGCTCATGCTTGGCTACGACACGCCGCTGCAATCATGGAAATCCCCCGACTACCTCACCAGCGGGAGGGATTGAGATGACCACATTCGAAGACCTGCGCAGCCCCAAGGCACTGAAACCCGTTGAGCTATTCGACCTGTGCATGGATGCCATTGATCGCTTTAATCGCGGCGAGGTGTTCGCGGAGAGGCCGTTCGTGATGTTGACGATACCGCGGACTGGAAAGACGTGCGGCAGGACGATCCGCCTGTTCGGAAACAGTGGGCCAACAGGCGCCGTGGCGACCGCACACCGGCGCGCAGACGGCGGCCTTGATGTGGTGGCCTACTTCCCTGCCATCCCGATCATTCAGGCGCTGGGCAAGGGCGTGGGCGTCAAGGTGAAGGTTCACCGCAAACCCGCCCAGCAGGAAGGGGAGGGAACCGCCCATGGACAAGGATGAGCTTCTGCGGCTCGCTGATAGGGTCGAGGTGCTGAGAGCCTGCCCATCTGATAGCGATGAGGATGAGGTGTCAACGCTTCGCTATACAGTTGAGGAATTGCAGTTGGTGGTCGGGATACTCATTCGCGATGTCGCTCAGGAAAGGGGCTGCGATCACGTGTGTGGGGCGTTTCAGGATACATTCGACTGGTCGCCCCTTGGCGAGGAATATCTCAACGCGATAGGCGCCCGCGCCGCCCTAGCATCGGAGAACAGGAATGCAGAGTGATATTGTGAAGCGGTTGCTTGCTGTGCAAGCGACGCTAACCGATGACAACTGGCACACCGAAGCGACCGTTGCAGCAGAAGCCGCCACCGAAATCACCGCCCTGCGCGATAGGGTGGCGAAGCTGGAGGGGGCTTTGCACTTCTATGCCGACGAGCATAAATATCCTAGCGATGGACCTTGGGGCCGCGATAGTGATGATTGGGGCAAAGTCGCCAGTGCAGCCCTTTACGATGCCCCTCCCGCCGAAGTGGCCGACATGCAGCTTTCACAAACCGTGCCGGGAAGGTTCGGGCTTCACCATGATGTCGGCGACTATAAGGACACCAAATGACCCGCACCGCCTACGCCATAGCCCTTGCAGCGATAGCCTGCTTCCTGGCGATCAACCTCTATCGCGGGATCACAGAGGGCGATTGGAACTGGTGAGGGTCAGGGTTGCTTGCTCCATTCGCGCGCGGCCTGGACTTTCGATCGGCAATCAGCACCCGCCTCAATCAAATCCACGATGAACCCCGCAACCGCCTTGTCCGTATCCTCACCGGGCGGCGCAGGCTCAGCAGCGCAGGTCAGGAACCGATCAGGCGCCGGCACCCGCTCAACGATCACGTCTTTCCCGCAGGCGCTGCAAAACAGCGGCAGTAGCGGGACCAACCCCAGCATCAGATTGCGTTTCATCGATCAGCTTCCTTAGTTCGTCGGCTTCGTCCTTGGTCTTTGATGCGCGGGCAATGTCAGCCAGCGCCGCGGCAAGTTCCGCCTGAGAGGCGGCACGGCGCGTCTCTTCGGCCGCCGCCTTAACCTTGAGGGCATATGCCGCCGTCGCCTCGCGCTTGCCCACGCAGGACGCCACAGGCCAGCACAGGGCAAAGCCGACGGCGATCCACAGGGCCTTGCGCCAATGGTCGGAGAGGATGCCGAGCGAGAAGCCTGCGAGGTTCATTCCAGATCCCTCCCCGAAACATAGGCCGCAAAGATGATGATCGCCGCACATGCCGCTGAGAACAGGACGGCGAAGGTGGTGCCGAGGTAGATCATGGCTTTTCGTCCACAGGCACCGGCCGGTCGTTGGGCTGGTCGATGACCACGGATTGCGGACCATCCCCCATGCGTTCGAGCTGCGCCGCTTTGTCGCTGCTGCCCTTGCTGCTGCCAAGCCAGAAGCCGACCGCGAGCATGACGATGTTTTTCAAGGTTTCCTCAAGGCCCTCCGACCAGTGAGCGAAAAGCGCGAAGCCGAAATAAGCGATGATGACGCCTGTCAGGACGACGCGGGGGATGTCCTTTTCGGTCATGCCGCGCCTCGATACATTTTCGCTTCCGCCTCGCGCCGCCGCGTCAGGCCATCCATGACCTTGCCGGCCGCCCGATTCCACCGGACGAACTGCCCAGCCGCGCCCGCATAATCCCCCTCTTTGTGGAGGCGCAGCAGCGTGCTTTCCTTGAAATTGCCCAGCCCGATATTGTAGGCCAGAGACACCATCGCATCGAACTGCGCCTGGGTGGATGGCGCTGCACCGATCAGCGCGGAGACGCCATCGGCGAACTTCGACACATCATCGGCCATGGCGTTGTCCGCCTGCGCCTGCGTCCAGATAAGGCCCTTGCGCACTTCCGCGCCGGTATGGCCGTATCCGATGGTCCAAGGATCGCCGCCACTGGCAGGGTCGGGATAGGCTTTCAGGGACAGGCCTTCAAATTCCTTGATGAGCGAGAGGCCCGTTTTCGATACGGTGCGGCCGACCCCATCGCCAGGCACACCGATCCCGGTCAGGAACGCATCAATCTGCGCCACTTCGTCGGGCGCGAAGCCCTTGCCGCGCGCGCTGCGGATTGCGTCGAAAATCGGTTTACGCATCACTTGGCTCCCTTGGCGACTTGTCCGACGAGATAGTCCAGTTTCGTTTCGAGACGGTCCAACCGCTTCTCAAGCGCGACGTTCTGCGCCTCCGCTACCGACACGCGCCCGTCGAACCGCGAATAGGTCGCGCCGCCAGCCGCAAGCAGGCCGATCGCGCCAATGATGGAGCCGGGGGAGATCCAGTTATTCGCGTTGCTCATCCCCGCGCTCCCAAGCCTGTATCGCCCTTCCGACGATCCAACGGGCCAGCCACAGGCCGCCACCGATCAAAAGCAGCGCGCCCCCATATTCCAATGGCCCATCCCCCAAGGATAAAGAGTTGCGCATAGGCAACGATTGTCAGCATGTCGTAATAAGCGTTCGGATCGGGGACGCTCCACCATTCGCGCGCGCCGTAGGACGAATGCATGACCAGTTGGACGGCATAGGTTCCGCCGAGCGCTGCCTGCATCTTGCCTGCCGGGTGGCGCAAAATCGCCCATGCGGCCAGGGCATCGGTCAGGATGTTGAATCCCCAATGCGTCATGTCGCCGCTCAGGTCGCCATAGGCATAGCCCGCCAGCCAGACCGCGATGACCGCCAGCAGGCAGCGCAATACCGCCGCCGGCCGCAGGCAATGCCATGTAACCAGGCACAATGCGGACACGCAGATCAGCGCCGCCAGATAGGGGACTAGATCAAGCATCCTTCTTCTTCGGTCGCTGGGTTCCGCCGCTCGCGGGAACGGGCTTGGGCTTTGTGACCGCCGCCTTTTTCTCGTCCTTTGGGGGGCGCTGGGTTCCGCCGCTCATGGTTCTTCTCCTTGGTTAAACTGCCGCCACGGTCCCGCTGCTGTCTTTCGTTTTCGTCAGGCCGTCAGCGCTATCGATGAACAGATTTTTCACGCCGCTGGGAGGCGTGGGGATATTGGCTGCCGTCGTTAAAAATACTGGCAGATATGTGTCTGCCCGTGATCGTGTGACAGGGAACCAGTTGGCGCCGTCATAGCGCATGGTCACGTGATCGCCGATATTCATCATGCGAGCGAGCGGTGTAGTATTTGTCGGGTCTCGCACGATTGCGATACCCACGCCTGACCCGGCCGCCTTGACGAAACTTATCTCGTCGCCGTTCACTCCGTCGCTTGGCAAGATCAGATTGATATTGGATGCTGCCGGTTGCGCCTGAATGGTGCGGCTAACCTGAGATACCCCGATAGAACCGGATGCGGTTATCAGGGTGGGATTATACGGACGGCGGCCGGGGCTACGGTCATAGCTACCCACCTGATACCCGCGCGCGCCATCCTTTTCCCATGTGACGGAGGTTGCCGCGCCGACGATGGTGTAAGCGGTCGTCACACCAGCGCCAAACTTGACACACATCGTATTCCGGTCGGATGATCCGGTTTCAAGGATGCCATTGCCAATCGTGCTGTTGGTGGCCACGATGTCGATTTTATTGTCAGTAGCGAATACGCCATTGTAATTTTGCAGCCTGACGAGAGCATTTCCAGAGACAGCCCCAGTAACTTCCGCCACGCCTTCGATAGAGCAGTTACTACTACCAGACAGGCAGACGACAGCCGCCCCGGCGACAGTTACCCCGTCGCGGTCGATGCCGATTGTCCCGCGCACCACCATACCCTTGACGTTCCAGTTGCGCGACCCGCGCGGATCGATGCAGCGGTTGACCGGGTTCTCAAAGACCGGGCTGGAGATTGTGACCGTGTGGCCGGATAGTAGGCCGTCGCCGGTGCCGGTTGCCTCGAAAGCGGTTGCCCCATTGTAGCAGCCTACAAACAACTCCCCGACGCTGCTGAACTGGCGCATGTTACGTTTGGCTGACCAGGCGTTGTTGCAGTAGAAATATCGGTTCCCGATCAACTGGACACTGCCGAGGAACACATTGCCCGCATCCGTCCCGAGGCCGTAGAACCCAAGATCCGGGAAGCCCTGGAACCGACAAAACGCTATGGTGATGTCGCCGTTGGCGGAAATGCCGCTGTCGCCGCCCGCATCGATGTAATGCGCCCCAGCCTTCAAATCGCACATCGTGAAGACTTTGCGGCGGAACCCGGAGATATACAGGCAGTCATGCGAACTCAGCGTTCCTCGCGGCGTCTTCTCGCTCGACATTCTTAGGCCGCGAATAACCAGGTCCACCGTTCCGGCCGATGTAGAACCCTGCGACGAACTGTTGCGGATAGCCAGCAGGGGGCCATCAATATCAGGCCCGCCGATGATGATCCCGTTACCCTCAACGATAAGCTCGACACGCCGTCCATTTATGGGATTGCCGCATGTGATATCGATGCGCGATCCGATATAGACCGGATATGGCAGCTTGAGCGGATGGCCCGTCGTAAGCGCGAACTGGATGGCGCTTTTCAGGCGAGGCCCATCATCGATCAGTGCATCGGGGTCACTGTCGATTTGCGCCAGAAGCGCGGCCTCCGTGCCGGTCCAGCTTGACGTAAACCCGATTGGCAACAGCGCTTGCGCGCCCGCAAAAGGCGCAGACGGGGGGGAGGCTGGATTGATTGGGATTTCGGCCCCGACGACAGGAAGCGCACTCGCCCCCTCGCCGGGTATGCGCGACAGGGTGCGTTCAGCGGTCACTGCAATGCCTCCACCAGGATTCTCAATGTTGCTGTTGACGAAGCGGTGGCGCTGGCCGTGGTTACGTTGACCTTGGCGACAACGTTGGTCGCATCGGCAGACACGACCTTGCTGTAACCGATCACGAAATCATCGACCGCCGACGCCTGGATGATGGCCAGTTGCACTTCGTTTGCGGCCGGCGTGAATGGCAGGGTGTGCGCGACCGTCACCGTCTTGACGCCGATGCTGTCGATCGCGAACGTCCCGGTCACCTTCGCCTTGGTCCGGTAGCCAGAAACCGCGATGATCTGCGTGTTCGCCCCGTTGTTGACGAGCTGCGTGGCATTGCCGGTCAAAGACCCGCCGAGCATACGGATGTTGCTCGACCCCGTGCGGATATCCAGGCCGACCGTGTTGTTGCGGATGTCGCAGCCGATCAGGTTGGCCTCATCGACGCTATCGAACACCATGCCATAGCCGCTGCCGCGACCGATCAGGCCGTGCAGCGATGCCGTGTCCGCCTCTGTCCCGGCCGCCGCGTTCTGCCAGAAGCGGAAAGCCGCAGCCGTGTTGTTCTCCGATATGATGCTGTAGAGGCGATTGTCTGGATCGGAGCAGGAAACGCCATCGCTCCAGCCGCGGCAAAAGCCATCATAGGCGCTGCCCCAAATGGATATGATGCGCAGGCCGTTGCTATTGGCGGCTTGCGAACCATAAATATTGAAGCTGCTGATGCTGGTAGGATCGCGCGGGATCGACCCGGTGACGCCGTTCTGGATGCGCGCACCGACAAGGCCCGTGGTCTGCGGCTCCTCGATATCGATATTGCGGGCGGTCCAACCCATGCGGAGGTCCATCCCCGCCTGGTTGAGCAGGTCAGGTGCCTTGCCCCAGCGCCGGATCGTCACATGGTCAATGACGTTCCCGCTCGACCCGCTGTCATCGTCGCCCTTGCAATCGATGCCGTCTGCGCCGGTGTCCTCAATGAGAACGTCACGGATCGCGCAGCCACGGAAAGCATTGCGCTGGTAGCCGATGCCATAATATTGGATTTGCCGGATGTGCAGCCGTTCAAGCAAGACGTTCTTGCAGACAAGGCCGCTCTCGATGGTGTTGCAGACATAGATGCCCGCCCAATGGTAATCCAGCTCGGTCGGGAGCGTCTGCGTCTCCCGGTTGCCCGAAATCGTCATATCCGACACACGAACATTGTTCAGGACGATGGTAGGATCGCCGGCCGTCCCGCGATTGCCGATATTGACGATATGCGCGTCCGCCGCATCGGCGAGGATCAGCTCGGTCGCGCCGACGCCCGCGCCCATGAGGTGCACATTGTCATAGCGGATGTAGATCGCGCGCCGGTTGTCCCAATGCGCGGGGGAAACCGTGGTGTTGCCGACCTTATATTGCCCAGCAGGCAGATAGACGACGCCGCCGCCGCGCAGGCCCACGAAGTCACAGGCCGCATTGATCGCCGCCGTGTCGTCCGCCGCCCCGTTGCCGATCGCGCCGAACCCGAAGTCCGTTGCATAAACGACCTTCGCGAGCTTGGCGGTGTCGCGGTAGAAGATGTTGAGTTGCTGCTGGAGGGTGGTAGCATCGCCTGCGGCATCTGTCGCCTGCACGGATGTCGATTTGACGCTGACGCCGACCGCCTCGCCCACGTTCGTCTGAACGCTGGCCACCACCGTGTCGTTGACGCTGGCGGGCTGGACCAAGGTGATTATATCGCCGGATCGCGTATAATCCGTTCCCTCGGCCAGCGGGATCGTATTCACTTTGACGATCAGGTCATAGTCAACGCTTCCATCAGCCTCAAAGTCCATCTGTCCCGCTGTGGCGGTGAATGGCCAGGGGCCGGCTGGCGGGATCAGCGAAGCGGCGCTCAACTTCCCGTTCAATTCGGCTTGGACGCTGCCGCCTGATTCCGTGCCGATCTGTGACGCACCATATTGCAGGATAGAGGTGCGAACCCAAACCTTGGTGCCATCCGAAGTCGAACGGATGAAATTCACCTTTGACGTGTCGGCGGCGACTTCGCTTGTGAAATCGCTATAATTACGGACCGTGAAGGTGCCTGCTTTCCCAGCCTCAGCCAGGATGGCGCTCACATTCGCAGTCAGCGCGGCCTCAAGCTCAGCCGTGGTTTCATATGTGCTGTTGGCAGGGCCGGTTCCTCCGCCGCCAGCAGCAATGGTTACGTCGGTTATCGTCTTGTAGAGAGACGATCCGATGTAAAAAAGCATGTCATATTTGCTGCCGGTATCAGCGAAGAACTGAAAGAACCCGTCATCATCGGTGACCGTCTGGTTTGCGACAGGGAAAGGTGAGCCATTTTCGTTGGCGTAGATCGGCGCCTGGACATCGGGCTGCTCAGCATAATTGAGCCGCACGATTACACCAGGGATCGGGATACCTGTGTTGCGGTTCGTTACCGTGTCAAAGACTTTGATGAGCGCCATCAATAGCCCACCGCGACCCAGGAAATCGTGGTCCCTTCGCCACGCGGATTAATGACCGGAAAGCCATTTGCCGCTATGCCCGATGCGTTGACGAACGGCGGATTGATCTGCGAGCCAGACCCTCCGCCGCCCCCTGAAATGACGGGGAACCCCATGTTCGGAAAGTTGGCCGGATAGAGGATATTGACGCCGCCGCCAGAAACGGAGGCCGTCCCCCATGCCGCCTGGAGAAATTGATTGGTTCCAAGCTGGAGGCGGACGTAGCCGGGATTGTTCAGGCTCAAAGCAGAAACCCGGATCGCACCGATGCTATTGCACAGCGTCGGTGCGTTCGCAGTCGCGAGCAGACCGCGCATGAACGGGTCCAGCGTCGCAAGTGACAGCACGCCGCTGCCGTTTGTATAGAGGAGGCGGTTGGCAACAAAGCTCAGCGCCGCAAGCGCGCTCAGATTTGCATTTTCAGCCTGAAAACCAGGGTCATCCACCCATTCGGCAATCTGCGCCATGATCTCGCGCAGGGCGTTGTTGACGTTGCCGGCCGGGCAGTTTTCGGCGATGTTGATGCCGCCAACAGTCGTGTTCTGGCCTGCGTCCGTATTCCAGTCCTGCACGCTCACGCTTCATTCCTAATCCAGGCGAGAGGCGGAAGGTCCGCTGCGATCTCGCGATGTGGGATTAGGGATGGTTGGCGCGCGGCCTATGGCGGCGGCTCAGTTCCCGACTGATGGCCCAATGTAGCAGATTTTTAAGGCGATGGAAGGGGCTTTAGATGGACTCTCGCCGCGTCTTGTGTGTTGATCGCCGGCACCGATTCGGAGGTCATTATGGCAGCGAAGATATATTTTCCGATCATTGGGCAACAGGATGCCGACGCTATCATCATCGAGATGGCGGAAGGCGCTGAATTCACGTCGGATGATAGCGAGGAAAATCTTGCGTGCGGAGCGTGCAAGCGCGTCCTCGCACGCAACACATCAACCCTTGGTCTGCACGGCATCATCCCCGCTGGTCGCCCCAACCAGATCCTCTTGCGCTGCCCGTGTGGCGCACTCAATCAGGTGCGCGCGCGCCTCAGGGAGGGTTAGGGTGCGCGGCGGCATGGCATAGGTGCCGGGCGGCAAATCAAGACCTTCTGGCCACGGCTGGAGAACGTCTGGCATTTTGCTATTCCTTTCATGTTCAGCTATGATGAGCGCGCATGGGCATTGACTGGCAAATCTTCGCAGCAGCACTTGGGGGCGGGGCAATAGTCGCCTTGTGCGGATGTGATGCCATACCAAAGCGAGTGGCGCAAAATGACCGTATTTGCTTAACTCCACCACCGTTGCCATCCACATCCTCAACCACGCTGGGAGAGCAGGCGGCAATTGTTGATAGCTGTATTCACCGATGGGCTTACCGACTGGCGCGGAGTAGTGAAAACGCCCCGTTGGTTGCGACTGCGACGTTAGCGCATTGCCAAGGCGCGATAGACTACGAAGCAAGATACGAAGGCAATCCACAGAAACGAGAAATTTTGCAATCACAAGCCGCGACACAGCAAACAAGGCCGCGACTATATTACAACGCTCTCGCCCGGATAATTGAGGCCCGCGCCGGCGATTGTGACGTGCCATGATGGACTGGCAAATCATAGCCGCCACAGCAGGATTCGCTGGCGCGCGCGCGCTCATGTTCGAATACCAATCGTGGAAGGCTCGCCGCACCGAAATTCCACTGGATTGGAACCCTCGCACACAGGCGTATGAACCTGACCTAAAGCTGAAACGCTGGGAGAAGGCTGGGCGCATTGCGGCTTGGGCTGCGTATGGGACCTTCGCCGTGATCGGGTATAACGTGGTCGTCAACCAATGGTTTTGGTAATTACTGACCATAGTATTGCAGGGCCGCAGAGTTCCCGAACATCCCAGGCACCCGCGCGCGGCTGACCAATACATCGCCAATGCGTTCGATCGGGGCGGGACGAGGCGACAAGAAGAACGTCTCTAGCGCCTGCTGGGCGGTGTCCGAATAGAGCGGGGCGTTCACTGTATTGCGGATCGCATCACGCACAGGGCCGCTTGCCCGTCCCGCCGTGCCGCTATCCGGGATGGTGGACGGCAAGACCTGCTGCCCAGCGCGCGACAGTTCGAAGAATGGACGATCGGTCGTGGACTGGCGGCCACCGAACCTCCGAGCGTTGGCATAGGCCGCGTTAGTCAGTTGGGCAGGGGTGAATACGCCTTGCCCGACATTGCGTGCTGATCCTACGGCGTCTTCTAGCACCCGGCCCCCACGATATGCGGCATTGGCCGCACGGAACGCATCAATAGTGCCGGGGTTCTGCCTCCCAACCATCCCCTCGATCGCCGCGAGGGCATCGGACAGGCTATTAGCAGCATCCGGCCCAACAGCATCCGGCGAGTTGCCAAAGCGTGCACCGCGTCGGGTAAGCTCTTGGCTGGCCTGCTGCATCCCACGGCCGGTCATGATGCCGGTGTCACTAATGAAGGGCTCGACGCTGCGGCGGATGGAATGTTCTGCTTGGTCGCCGATGGCCGGCAGGCTGCGCGCGTCGGACAGGCTCGCTCCTAGTGCAGAGACGAACTGAGGGTCGTTCGCATCGAACGTCCGACCGCCCAACGCCGCATCATAGCCACGGCCAACTGCCCCACGTGTAGCTTCGACCGCCTCTTCCCCTATGAGGCCGGGCGGTATCTGCTGGCCGATAGGGTCAAGATTTTGCCTGAACGCAGAGGTGTTGAACGCTTCCAAGCCGCGACGGCGCATTTCGCCGATACGATCCCCAACACCCTGGAACCCGGCAAGGCGGTCCTCACGGGTCTTGAGGCGTCCCCCGGCTGATTGGCCGGGAGTGAGCGGAACACCCTGTCCGCGAAGATATCGAGCTGCATCCGACGCAGGTCCACGCGCGCCGCGAAACGCCATGCCAAGGCCTCGGAATGCGCCACGGCCAGCGGCTCCACCTGCTGCGCCTTCCAGTGCGCCGGTAAGCCCACCAGTGAAGCGGTTATCATTATTCTCGCCTGCTCCATACAGACCACCGTAGAGCGCATCCTCTGCGAGTAGGCGTGGGGCCAGGGTTGATGCTTCGGCCGCCCCACCAATCCCCAGGCGCGACATTGCAGCACCGGGAGCGGCCATCGCAATGACCCCTCCGGTCACATTGCCTAGTAGGTCGGCTTTGGGGTTGGCTTCCGAAAGTAGCCCTTTGCCCGCGTTGTAAGAGTCGCGCGACTGCTCATAATTGCCGCCCGTCAACGCCGAAAACCCGCCCGCTAGTTCATCAGAAAACCCAGCAGTCATACCGTTAGATACGCCGCTAAAATACGACCCCACGGGCGAAGCCGACAGCGCGCCAAAGGCATTGGGATCAGCCGATCGCATAAGATCCACCGAAACATCGCCGCCATACGGCTTTCCGCGCTGCGACGGATTGTCACGAATGAACTGGATGGCCGAATCTAGGCCCTGCGTCTGACTGTCATCCACCCCCTTAGAGCGCAGATAATTGCGGATTTCTTCTGACGATTTACCCATGCCGATGAGCGCGCGGACCTCGTCGTTAACCCCTTTTAGGGCAGGATTTGGCGAAACATTGCCACCGCTGGGGTCGATCTCCATGGGCGGGCCGTTGCCAATTTTCGGCGCGCCGGATGAAATGCCGTAGCGCTTTGCCACGTCAGGGTTGCGATAATCTTCGCCGTTCGAAAGCGCCATCACGTTTCGATAGTGCGATTCTACCGCGTTCAGATTTTCCATGATCCGGTCAGGATCTTGCGTCTGGCCAAGCGCCGCAACACTATCTCGCAATAGCGCGCCTTCTCGCTCGGTCAGAGAGCCAAGGCCGGACGCGCCCGTTGGCGACGCTTGCTTGAGCTGCGCCAGCTTGTCGAGAGTCAACCGCGAGGCGATCGTGTTCAGTGAGCCGCTTAAGTTGATGGCCGACTGCGGCTGGAACATTTCGGGCAGTCGCGCCCAATACCCTGCGGCCCCGCCGTTCTTCAAATCCTGACGGGCGCGTGCAATGGCGGCGATAATCTCGTCATTTGCGAGAGATGCTTGTGCCTTTTGCTGTTCGGGCGTTGCCGTAGCCTGCTGTGCGGCAAGATCGCGGTTGGCCTTGATGGCATCCGCTTCTGCTTTCGAGGCATCAGCCGCCGCCTTCCGCGCGTCATAGGGCGCTGTCGCTGCGGTAGAGCCGATCTGCTGGCGCAAGCGCTCAACTTCTAGCGGCTTCGCGGGATCTCCGGGCGATGTCATGAACGGTTGTGGGTTGGCAGGCTGCTGCTGGGCATAGCCTACCACCTTCACCGAGCCGTCTGGCATTTCCTCATAGACAACGCCTTCGTGCGTGAACTGACCCATTAGCGAAGCCTTCCGAGAATAGACTGTGCATAAGCGCGCGTTTTCGGTCCCCATTTCGACCGATCAGGCCCGCCATGATAATAATGTAGAGCATCCACCGGGTTGCCGGTTTCAGCTAAGCCCTGCTCAAAATAAGCCCTCCCCAGCACCCGCTGATACTGCGCCGCCACATCTGACGAGCCGCGCAGCAGGTCTTCGCGATAGGGCAGGCCGACCTTGCCAGCCATTTCGCGCGCTGTTGCGGGGAGCATCTGCGTCATGCCGAGCGCCTGGCCATATTGCGTCTTAGGCCCGACCGCGCCCGCGCGCCCGCCGCTCTCCTGCTGGATCAGAGCCGAGAACATGCGGTCACGGTCGAAAGCCTCCGGCACCGTTACCGGCACCGCCTCCTTTTCGTGGATCAGGCATGACAGAACCGATTGCCGGGCGATTTGACGCCGCACCCGGCGACGGCGAGAATGCTGGATCACCTCCCCCCTGCGGCACACGATACCATTTCACTTCTCCCGTTGCAGGATCACGAACTTGAATCGTCTCGGTTTTAGGCGTTGGGTCTTTATAAAGGACTGAGGGCTTTCCATCTGGTCCGACCATTGCAAGCGAGCCGTCATTAGTTTCCCAATAGTGCGGCGCGCGCGGAGAGGGATTGGCCCGCTCCCATGCCTGCTTGGCGAGCCAGTCGCTCATGCCGTCCTGGCGTTGGCGCTGATACATCTCGTCTTGCCGCTCCTGCTGGCGGCGCTGCTGGACCATGGCTGCATAAGGCCCAGCCTGCCCGGCTGCGCCGGCAAGCGCGTCCGCGATGACGCCAAGAACGCTTGCACCCTTATGCTTCGGTCCCGTGGGCGGCGCGGGGGCGGGGCCAGCCAAGCCACCAAGACCGGGTTCGCCCATCGGATTATTGCCCTGCATCCCGTCGCCGATGCCTGGCGTCTGGTAAACAATCGGCGAAAAGTCGAACTGGCTTCGCTTCTTGCCCAATGCGCCGAACATGGCCATCAACCGCCTCCCGCGAACGCGGCAGCGGCATTGGAACCGGCTTGCAAGAGCATCTGCCCAAGTCCGGGGCTGCTCTTGGTCGTCGTGCTGTTGCCCCACAGCCCGCCGAGCGCACCCGCGTAACCCAGCGCGTTCGCGAGCGGAAGGCCGTTCGCTGTCGCACCGAGGCCCGCGAGCGTCTGGTAACGCTCGCTTTCGGCTGCACTCAGGGTCGCGCTCAAGGCGGCGGATTGCCCCATTCTATCCCGCTCGCTCGCATAATCCTGATAGCGCAGATTATTTTCAGAGGTGGATAGCTGCTTGCCCAGCTCGCCGATCTGGCGCGAGGATCCGGTCTGACCCGCACTCGAAAACAGCGCGTTCACCTGGTCGGCGACGCTCTCGTTCGTGCTGTCGATCATGCCTTGCAAATAGGGATTGCCGGCGTCGAGATACTTCCCGCCAAGCACATCTTGCGCATAGCCGTTCGCTGCCGTCAAAGTCGGGCTGCTGGTCGAATAATTATCGAAGGCGGATTTGAGCGTGTTCGTGATGTCGGCGGTGTTGCCGATGCTATTCTGGTAGGCGCCCTGGACCGCGCCAGAAGCATCCTTGAGATACGGCATCGCCGCCTTGGACGGGCCTGTCGTTGTCTTGCTGCTGGAAAGGCCCATTTACAGAGCCTTCCTGATCGAAATTTGATGAATATCGTAGCCGTCTTCGCGCATAACCTTCGCCCATCCCGGTCTTGAGGCGATCTCGGCGCATATGCATCCGATCGATCGTCCCCATTCTTCCGCAATGGCGATGGTTGGCTTTATCTCGCTCAGTTCGCCTGCTGCCGCCATCCCTTCAAGCACGACTGCGCCGGTCGGATATGGCCTCAACGCGCACAGGATAGCAGAATTCTCGCTGGAGAAAAGCCTTATCCTGCCGCTCCACACTTCGCCATCCAGCCACTCCACCGTGTGGAATCGTGGATCGAGGATGGCCGCAAATGCTTCACGCCAGCGAAGATATTCTGACCACCCGGGGACTACCACAGAGGTTGCCATATGCTGCCGTCCCATATCTTGACGCGGTTATCATCGCTGGCGTCTATCCATGCCTGGCCCACCGTTGGTTCTGCGGGTGCCGACGTTGCCGGTTCTCCGAAGGGAAACCCCTGCCGACCCAGGAGGTAATTGACTGAAACAGCGACCTTCCGCGCCCATTCGGGAAGACTGGAAACCGTTGGCGGGACAAGCAGCATCAGCGCGCCCCCGACACTTCATATTCAAGATCGATGCCGTGGGCATATGACCATTCCGCGCCTGCCGGTATGGCATAATCCACGCCAATGTGGCGACCGGCCGCCCTGATCGCAAGGCGTCCACTGCTCCGGATCGCACCGGATACAATCCGGCTTTGCGCATCGCCCGCGCGCGCCCGTGCGTCGATCGCCACCGATCCCGTAACAGCATCGCCGACCGGGCGCGCGGCCCTGATGCGAACCCATGCGCCACGATCCAGCTCGATCGGATTGATGGACAGCCGCGCCTCGCTGTTTTCCCCCGCCAGTGGCCCGACCGTTCCGTTCCAGTGCGCAACCAGAAACAAAGGATTGCCTCCAGCGAAAACGGGATCATCAAGGCTATATGGCACGATATCAATGCCGCCCGGATACATGGTATCGACACCTTCAAGGCTGACGTTGGCGGTGAATCCGCTGAACACGCCGACTTGGCGCAATTCTATGGTGGACCAGCGCTCCAGCGTCCAATTATAGGCCCACAGCTTCCCTGGATTGCCCGGCATCGCCCATATGACCGTCGTGGTGCGCGGATCGACTGCCGAGCTGATCTTGTTGACGATATCCGAGCGCGAGTAGGTATTGAAAAACGTGCGATCTACTTTCTCAGCGCCGATCGCTGAAACGCCGTTGCGATCTGTGACCTTGAAGCCTTGCTCTGACAGGAAGAAAACCAGTTGGCCGGCCTGCGCCACCGATCCAGGCGCCATGCATCCGATGTCATGGCTGATCTCATCGAATTGCCACACCACCGGAGGGCCGGCGTAGGTTGCGCGCTTGATCGATCGTTCCTGGAGGATAATGCCGGTTTCGCCACCGGAAAGGCCGGTAATCTTGCCGCCGCTCGGGAACGGGACATAGAGGCACTGATTATCACCGGCGGTCCAGCCTTCGCTGTCATTATACCCGCTGATCGCAACCGTGTTGTTCGCCGACGTATCACCGGCCAAAAACACTTGCTGGCGCACAGTCGCGACGAGGCTGCTGGGAGGGGGAGAGCCAGCCAGGGTTGATGCAGTCCCGGCTGCAAGATCATAGCCGACCGGCGCACCTCCATTGACTGCGATAACGCGGTCCCCGAACTGGTCGAAGCGCCAGCGGTTGGCGGCGGCAGTGTGTATCTCTGACCAAACCCCGCTGCTGTAGCGGTAAAGGCCGACCGGATTGCCTGAGATAAGCGAGGCAGTGCCATCCGACCCTATGAACGCGCCGCCGCCGCACCATCCTGTGATCGCCGTGGTTATTGCCAAATAGGACTTTACCGGGCGATAGCCTTCCGGTGTTGGCCACACATTCTGCACGCGAAAAACGCCTTCCGCGCGATCCGGCAGAAATTCACCAAAGGAAACGGTTTTCAGCAACGCGCGCCCCTAACCTGCGCCATGCCCACAGGTGATAGCGGACCAGACCACGCATCGTTGCGGCTTGCCTGCTGGAGTTGGGAGACAGCGGCATCCAGATATTGCCGACAGGCGGTCATCGCGTCTGTGTCCCGGATGAAGGCGGCGGCATAATGCAGCGTCCCCCACAGATATATGTCGGCGCGGCGGTGCAGTAGCCAATTATCGGGATATGAGGCGGACAGCGGCGGTATGCGCCGCCAGTAATTCACCTCTACATCAAAAGGGGATGCTTCCGTTGGTGCTGGCGCGAAGCTGATCCGGCGCCCCTCGATCGCGAATACCCTTGTTTGCCCGCCACCATTCAGAAAGCGCTGCAAGGCGTCCGATGACACCTCCTTGAGCGTGGCGTTAGGCTGGCCGGATGGATAAATGCGGCGGAGGCGCAAAACATCATCGGGGATGATATAATTCGGACCCGTCACCGACCATATGTCAAGCGTCTCCTGGTAGACGGTGCGCAGCTTGTCGCGCAGCTCGCTTTCCAGAAGCGCGATGAAGTCGGGGATCTGCGCTGTAAGATCGTCACGGTCCAGCCAATCGGCCACCTTCGAAACAAGATCGGTGTAGGTGCCAATGGTGCCGGGTTCAATGACGTTGAGCGCGATTGCCATTCTTACATCCTCAGTTCAGAGGTCCGCAAATGCCGCCAGTCGGAGCAATTGAGCTTCTGGTTCAACTTCCTTTCGACATCGGGATCTTTGTCGGCATCGAATACCCACCACCCTTCTGTCTGGAGCCAATGCAGCGCGACCACAGGGGGAATGGTGGCGACCGGATTTGCATAATCGCTATCGATGCGCCTCCCCCTGTCGTTGGCCACCGATTTGTTCCTGTCGAGTAGCGGCTCCAGATCCTGGATGGCATTGACGGTGATATTGCCGTCGTCATCGGAAAAATATTGCCGGGTAACGCCTAGTGCGTTCGTCTCGACATGGAACATCTGCATGTCAGGCCACCGTGACGGGGCGCTTGGTTTCCTGCGCCTGGCCATTGTCGATCAGCAGCAGCGCGACATCTGCGGAGACTTCCGCGACATCGCCATGCCTGGCGATCTTCGTGCCGTCGCGAACCGGCCCAATCAGGCGGCGGCCATCGCCCAGGTGGACATCGGGATTGCAGGTGCATTCGATGCGGACGGTCTTTGCTTCGGTCATGATCGTTATCCTCGGAAGGGAAGGGCGGCCCGAAAGCCGCCCCTCATCATCAGGTCAGGTCGGCCACCACGAAGTGCGCCAGTTCGTTGTCGCACTGGAGGGTATATTCCTCCAGCATCTGGCGCTTTTCGGTATCGCCCGTCTTGGCCAGTTCCCAATTGCGCATACCGCGCAGGATGGCCTTGCGCGCCCGACGCGGGTCGATGCCCAGGACGGTGCGGTTGCGCATACCATAGGGGTGCGGGATGGCGGTCAGGCGGCCGAAATCGCCCTGGTAGACATCCGCTGCACCGATGATCGAAACGCCGGTGCTGCTGGGGCTGTTATCGACGCGATTGACGGCGATGCCCGCGAAGGTCGAGAACACCTGCTTCTGCGCACCGCCCATGTAAAGCTGATTGGGCTTGCCGCCGTTGTTGAACGCCAGCACATGGGCTGCCTTGAGCAACGTCTCGGTGAAAGCGCGCGCCGTGCCATCCGTTGGCGCCGATACGACGCCACCGGAAAAGCCGCCACCCGATCCGCCCGAACCGCGCGACGCATTGGTGACGAGCCAGCTTTCCATGCCGGCCGACTGACGCGCAGCGCTGGCATCGCCGGCAACCGATGGCTTGTTGGACAGCATCTGCTTTTCGACATCGCGCGCCAGTTCCATGCCCTTGAGCATGACCTGACGCGCCATTTCGGTCTTGCGACCCGCCTTATTCACTTCATCGTTGGTGCCGGTGACGACGGCGGTCTTGTCGGCGATCTGGCAGCGATTGCCGATACGGGCGGGGATGTTCGCCGCGTCCAGGGTGGCCTCATCGCCTTCCAGAACCGCGTTGGTATCGCTTGCGGCAGTCAGATTTTCCGTCTGCCATTCGTGAAACGTGGCCGTCGCCTTGCCGCGTCCGATGTTGTTGGTGAAAGGGGTTTCTTCGGGGGCGACCCGATAGATGATGTCGGAGAGATCCTCGCGAATACCCACGTTCGCATAGGTGGTCGCAGCATTTGTCGGAAGTGCCATTTATCGTGTCCTTTGCAGGAGCAGAGCCGCGGCTGCATCGCCGGATCGCGTCTGCCCGAATGTTTCAAGAGCTTGTTCGCGTCGATTGGCGTTGTTCGCTTGGGCCTGTCCCCGCGTAGGCGCAGCGCCGGGGCGCGACATCCTGGGGAGGGTTTTCGCTGCCCTGACCCCTTCCATCCTCTTGCTCATGAGGGCGCGGTATTTCTCCGCATCGGCCTTCCAATCGGCCGCCTTTTTGAGCGCGATGATGTCAGTGGACGAGGCTTCCGCCATCAGCTCAGTCGGGTATCCGAGTTCCGCGCCGATGGACTGGAGGGTTTCTCTCAGTTTCGGACCGCTGGATGGGTCGAACCAATCCGGGAGCTGCTCTTGCAACCGCTGGGCATCCGAAACACGTTCGGCTTGCTGCGACTGTTCCCGCGCAGATTCTGCGGCGACCCTGGCCTGCTCGATCTGCTGGTGCAACTGCTGTTGCTGGTCAGCGCCGCGCTGGTAGGCCGCCATCTGGCGGTGATATAGTTTTACAGCATCAGGGTCGTCGCTGTAAAGCAGTCTTTCATCCGGCGCCTGCGGCAATATATGCTGGGCATAGATGGCCAGCTTCTGCGCATGATCCTCATGCATCTTGATGATGATGTCGCGCGCTTCATTGGCGACGCGATCGCGGGTCTGGCTGGCCTCGAACGCTTTGCTTTTGACGAAATTATCGCGCTCGGTTTCGCGGCGCGCGACAATCGCCTGGTGTTCGGCCGGCAACTTTGCGAAAAGCTCCTTGTCCTCTTTCGACCAGCTATGCGGAGGGTCGATCTTGGGAGCATCTTCGTCCGCCGCCTCTTCGTCCGCGCCGGCTTCCTCGCCATCTACGATCAGGCCGTCTTCATCGGCGGCGGCTTCCTCGATCGGGGCATCTTCGGTTTCCGGCAGCGCGTCGTCAAAGCCCTCGTCCGCCAAGGGTTCCGTGGGTTCCTCGTCGGGAACCAGGAAATCGTCAACGGTCGGTGCGGTGTTTTCAATGTCCATGGTCATGCTCCCAACATGTCGGAAAAGCGGCGCTTGCGGGCCGGTATCTGTGCGATTTGCTCGGCGCGCGCGGCTTTGCGGGCAATGGTGTCGCCGGTGGCCACTGCCTGCTTGAACTGCTCTTCCACCTTGTCGATAACGCGAGTTGCGATGGACAGGCAGACCACGGCCTTGATGTCGCGGTCATCGCGCACCTGGGCGGCGGCGCGCGCCAGCTCAGCCAGATATTCAGCGCGCACCGCCTCGATGAACGGTTGCCCGAATTCGTCCCACGCGGCTTTCGCGCGGCGCGATCGCTCCAGAAGCTCTTGCTCGCTCATTTGTCCAAATCTCCGCCTGGTCGTTTCTTGCTGACCGCCTGCTGCTCATCGAGCGTGGCCTTGTGCGCCGCCTGTTCGCGCTGGATCGTCATCTGCTCGCGGGCCATCGCCATTTCGAAGTCCTGCTGACGAAGCGCCAAGGCCTGCTCCGCCTCTGCTTTGGCTTGCTCAAGGTCGAGCTTGGCCGCCGCTTCCTCACGCATGATGGCGATCTTGGCCGCGCTTTCCGCCTCTTTGATCTGGAGGGTGAGGCCGGCCTCCCGTTTGCGCGCGTCCACCTCTGCCGCCTTGATCTGCGCTTCGGCCTGCACCTTGAGCATTTCAGGGTCCGGCTTCTCTGGCGCATCGCCGAGTGTATCGGGATCGGTCGCCAGTTCGCGGATATTGCCAAGATTGGCGTCGGCAATGACGCCCTTGATGTTGTTGTAGATATTGGCGTCGCTGAACACGCGCGAACCGCCCTGCATAGCCGCCTGCGCGATCTCCAGCAGCATTGTGCGATATTGCAGGCGCTGGTCCTTGCGACCGGACCCCAACCCGACACGCACAACGACGTTCATGTCTTCGGGCCATTGGTGCGGATCGACCTGGACCTCCTGCCCGTCGATCGACAGCATCATGGGCCTGCCATATTTGCGCATCAGGCGGTATTTCTTGAGCATCAACCGCGCGAACCCTTCCGCGAAGTTGCGCGCCAGATATTCCTCGATCTGCTGCCCCTGCGCCTGCATGAGGGCAGTGCCGGTAGCGGTCTTGTTCAGCGCGTCGGCGTCAAGCCCTTGGTTCAGCCTGGTGATGCCTGTGCGGCTTTCCTTTTCGCCGTTCAGAACCTCCATCACCTCAAAGGCGGATTGGGCGGCGAAGGGCAAAACAACTGGTATAGGCGCTTCGCCAAGATGGCGGATAATCCCGCCTGCGCGAACGGTCAGCAGGTCATCAATCGTGGTATCGCCAATGCTGTTTTCCGAGACAGTGAAGCGCGGCGCGTTGGTCTGATAGAGATTATCCAGACCTTGCCGCATCAGGACGGAACGGGTCCGCTGAATGTCCATCACCTTGTCGGCGAGAGACTGGCCGACGATGCGATGCTGCATCGGGAACGGACACCATACGACGCCCGGCTGGTCGTCTATGACTTCGATCGCATATTCGCCGCTGTCATGGTAGCGAAGGATCTGGTTGCCGACACGATGCGACAGGATGCGCTCGGCAATACCGTCGCCGTTCATGTCGTAGGTCGTATATTCCTCATGATACATGACCTTCCGGTTCGCGCCGGATCGGTTCATGTCACCGCCACGATATATCCCGGAATTGCGGTCACGCGCGGATGTCAGAATATCGCTGCTCGCGGCATATCCGCCTTCGTCTGCCAAGTCTTCGGTTTCAAACCCCAGCGCTGCAATTTGCGACAATGTGCGCTCCCGGTGGAACCCGAGATAGGCGCAGTCCTCGTCCAGGTCCGTCGCGTCCTGCGCGATGCCGGTTTCCTCGTTAGGGGAGACGTAATCGCGGAAGACGGGCGGTTGCTCTTGCAGGATCGCGACGCGGAACATGGCGCCGTCATCGATAGGCTCGCCACCGACGATATTGACGCCCTGCTCCTGCATCGCCGCCAGTTCTTCGATGCTGACGATCTGCTCCAGCCGCTTGGCGGGGCGCTGCTCGACGCACACCTTCGCAACGCTGGACTTCTCCAACAGTCCGGCCTTGATCCAGTCATGCAGAAACCGATAGCCGTCCTGGCCTTGGAAAAACTCTTTCGTGACGGCTGCCGTGGCCTGCTGGGCGATCGTCGGCCCTTTTGGCTGAGGTGGCCGGCCCTCCTGCTGGGGCTGCTGCTCTTGAGGCGGCTCAGGGCAATCCAGCTCGACAACCTTGTCCCCGCTGACCATCGTGCGCAGGAGGCTGACAGTCATATAATCGATGACCTCGGCAACATCCCGCGTCACGATCTGGCTGCGGCCAGGCTCTTCGTCGCCGAAGGGTTCGCCATTGTAGAAATCGATCGCGTTAGCGCGCTCGTCTTCCAACCATTCGTCGCGGCTGTTCGTTTCCTCTTCCTGGAGGAATGTCACGAACTGCATCATCCGATCTTCGGAATCGTCGTAGAGCGCTTCGGGAGGCGCAGACGCCATCAAACAATTCCTCGGTTGCTATAGTTGATCGGACGGGCCGACTTAGGTTCGCGATATGCGAGTGCGACAAGGCCGAATGCATCGGCTCCATGGCTCGACCAATCGTGGTTTGGGCCAAGACCTATGCCGCGCTCTTCATCCTTCTTTTCGTGATACCAGCCGATCGCATCCAGTCCGCCCGAACATCTGTCCGCATCGAACCACATTTGCGGGAACAGCCTGCGCGCCGCCTCAACACGCTGCATCGCTGCTCCCGCGCCCTGATTGGGGATTACCTCGACCTGGAAGCCGGCCTGCCTCAGAGCGCCTTCGTAGGTCGTCTGAAACACCTTTTCATGCGCTGCGCCGTCGTGAGGGAGGATGCACAAGGCGCTTTCATAGCCCTTGCCCCGCAGCCAGTTGATGTGTGTCGCAAGAGGCTGACCGACAGCTTCGTAATAGTCGAGGAACCGGATTTCCTTGCCGATGAACTGGACGATCCAGATCGATGTCGCGTCCGCTTTCGCGCCGGTGCCTCCAATGTCCCATACCGCACGGATCGTCATCAATGGATCTGCTGCGAGGCGGCACACCCGCGGCGGACTGTCATTGCGGGCCTGTGTCAGGCTCTTGGCATAGTAGGCGCCTTCAACGACCGAGAGATACTCCCCCTCCCATATGTGCGCATATTGGTCGGGCCGTTCGCGCTGATCCTTGAGGCGAACGCGATCGAGGATATCCGGGAACCAAGGATTATCACGCCAATTCATTTCCACGATCTTGACGCGCGGATCATTGTCATTGTCATGGCGGAAGCGCTGGTTGGTCGCGCTCTTCTTGCGCTCAGGGTTCCATGTCAGCCACAGCTCGCTATCCTCTTCACGGAGTGTCGGAATCAGTTTGACCCACGCCTCTTCCGTGACAGGCTCAGCTTCATCGATCCACGCAAGCAGGATGCGGAATTTCGATTTGATGCTGTTGAGGTTGCGCGCCAGGCCGACGAATGAATAATTGATCCTGCCTGACTTGGTGCGAATGTAGGTTTCGCCAATGTCGAAGTGGGGCAGGAGCCACTCGGTTTCACGGATCGCCGCCTTGACCTCTTCCAGCGAGGAATCGGCTAGGCTGTTCATGAACTGGCGCGCGCACAGGATTATGCCCTGCCGGCCCTCTTGGTCCCACTTGTATGCCTTGACGGCAGTCATGAGCGCGAACGTGCGCGTCTTTGCTGAACCGCGCCCGCCATGCGATCCACGCACATCTGCTTCGCCCTCAAACACAGGCACCAACTTTGCAGGTATCCTGATCTGTGCGGTTGTCATTCCGGCGACACCCCGACAAGCTCGACGCGAGTGATCTTGATCGGGCCGCCATCCTCGCCAGTGATCTGCATGGGAAGGACTTTCCCAAGCAGGGGCAAGAACGATTGCGGGTTCTTGATCGCCTGATCTGTCAGGTAGCCGACAAGCCCGCCTTTACCGCCAGCAGATGCAGCGGCTTGCAGGATCGCGTCCTTGAGCATGGTGGTGTTTTTGTTGGGGACGCCCTTAGGCCTGCCGGGACCGGGCGTCCCGTCACCGACTTTCCGTTTCCCGGTTGTTTGTTTTACACCCGCGTCTGCCATAGCGGGATACCAAATACATCACAAAATCACGCTTGGGACGGGGGCAAAATTAGGGAATTATATCCCCGCGCTCAACCAGCAATTTAATCGCGCGGCGCGTCCATGCGCGTTCTGTGTCGAGCGCTCGGCATATCTGGCGCACCGGACAAGGCCCATGCTTGCGCCAATATGTCAGCACCCTGGCGCGGGTGACTGGTGGTCGCCCCCTCATGCTCACCCTCTCCCTGATCGATAGACCCCTGCGTCCTGCCACCCGAAACTTCCATAGGTCACATTGCAGGCGGTCATGAGTTGAGGCAGCGTCACCAACATCGCCGTGGTGTTGCGGTCCAGCGCCCCGATAATGGTTACGTTGCTCACGTAGGACGCCCCGGAGGCCGCGCGCGCATCGATCATGGCCGCCCCAATCGGAATGTTTTTGCCCGCCTGGAACGTCACGCCGCGCACCGTGATGTCCTGCGTGTCTCGGAAAACCAGCGTATCGCTGATCAGGTAGGTGCCCTTGGTCAGGTAGATCATTCCCCCTTCCGACCGAACGACCTCTCCGGCCTCGCCCATTCGCACGGCCTTGCCATCGAGCATGGCTTGCAAGGCCCGCGTGTCGTCATGCCTGCCGTCGCCCCACAGGGTCGGGATATTCTCCCTCGCCAGCACCGGCGCGGAAACAGCGGCCGCGAGGACCAGCGCGCCGCCAAAGAACGACCTGCGTGATATGTTCATGCTCACCTCATCACCTCCCAATAATACCGACCCCAATCGATGCGAAGTCCCATGCGCCTGCACTCGGCTCCTGCTTCCTCCCGGCTGCGAGGGGATTTGAGGAGGTAGAGGAGGAAGTCGGTGAGGGTCATGCGCTCAGCACCTTGCGCCGAATCACAAAGGCTTGCCTCTCAGGTATCCAGCGCAGATAGCCCTGCTCCATGGCGATGGCCTGCCAGCGACTGTTCACGCTATCGACGTGACCCTGCGTCGCATCGCCCGAAGCGATCAGCGCAATCCAGTCCTCGAACTTACCTTGCCAGAAACGATGACACAGCGCCAAAGCACGTTCCTTCTCGCTACCTGGCTGCGGATAGTCGCGCAGAATGTCGAGGCACTGCTTGGGCGTCGGAAACCAGTCCAGCCTCTCGCAGGCTTTGCGAGCCATGAACGCGAGGGCGTCGTTGCTGAACTCACTCAGGATGCTGGAGTAGACCGCAAAACGCATTTTCCCGGTGTCGTCGTCCTGCGCCCGGCTCGGCAGTGTCGCAGCCAGAAACGTCAGGTGTTTGGTGATTTGCATCGGGGTCGCCGGTGTCGGCCGATCGTCAATGCTTTCCGCCCAGGCCTTGAGCGCCCGCGCTTCTTCCATCGTTTCGGGTTGGCGGATAACCGGCTTGCCGGTCTGCGGCCTCGCGACAGGCGTTGAGGAACCCATCCCCCCGGTGATGACGGTTAGCGCTGCTTTGCCGATCGTTTCCATTCCGATTTTCCCTCAATACCCTGTCATGCTGATCGCGGATGCGGTTGTGCCAAACCTTGTCCCAGTCGATGCGGGCGGCGTCTCGACTTCGTGCCGCCCAATAATCCCGGAAGCCATCAAGCTCCCGGACCTCCCGACCGGGGGGCCACTGCGCGACCAGCGATGCGACGGTTTCGGGAAGGGGGGACGGTTCCCAGTTGGCCGGGATGCGATGAGGCTTCCCGCGCGGTATCACCACTGAGGAAGATTTATCTTCCGAAGTATATTCTTTCCCTTCTTCTTCTTTGGTCCGCCGTTGCCCCGCCGTTGCCCCGGTTTGCGGTTCGACGTTACCCCGCTCTACACCTTCGGGAGCCTGATATTTGTCGTATTTACAAATGGTTATGATGCTTTGGCCTTGCCCCGCCGCATGGTCCGCCGTTGCCCCGTTTTTGGTTCGCACCGTGATCATACCTTCTGCGGCAAGAGCCTTCAAAAATCGATCGACCCGGCTCTTTGACCAGCCCCATTTCTCGGCAAGGAAGCGCTGGGCGAAACACAGTTCGCCACGCTCAAGGTCTATCATGTCGCCCTTCACGCGGACGCGCGTCGGCTTCCACGAAGCGCTTTCGATCAGCCACACCCATGCATCGCGCCGGGAATATTCCTCCCGGTCGAAGATCGGATTATCCTGCCATCCGCGATGCATAAGGATATAGCCGCTCACGCTGCCAGCGCCTCCACCAGCGAAGAATAGCGGTCATCGAACAGCGCATAGGTTTCGCCCTTGGCGATTCCGTTCATGACCGTGGTGTGATGGCGCCCGAACTGTCGACCGATCGCTGGATAGGACATGCCCTTGCGCCGTAGCGCGGTCATGGCGGCCCAACGCACGATACAGATGGCGCGCAGACGCGAGGGACCGACGATGGCGCTCACAGGAACGCCGGACAGGGCAGAGGCGCGCTCTATGGTGGTCATGTCGATGATACCTCCACAAGGACGCGGCCGGGCTTTTCGGGCGCGCAAAATTCATAGCTGGGCAGGAACCGGCTATCGTTCACGCCAAGAGCATCGGCGATCCCGTCGAAATAAGCCTTCATCCTGTTGGGGAAATTCACACGATCCCCACGCTTGTCGGCCGGTATGAACAGGATTCGGAGCCGAATATCCCCTTCCGCCGCAACGACTGGACAGGCCGCGAGCGTCGCAAGACGCGCCCATTCGCGATGGTCCTTAGTCGCCTTGATCTTCGCCCAATGGCCGTTGCCTTTTGCATGGCCAGCGAGGATGGATGCGGGGAAGGGGAGTTCGATCACCGGATCTACTCCATCCCCAGCGCCGACAGATAGGTCTGGAGGATCATCTCCATTTCCTGCCGGTCGTGCGGGGCCATCTTCCGCAGCGCGACGATCTTCTTCATGATCTTGGGGTCGTAGCCGGTGGCCTTGCCCTCCAGATAAACGTCCTTGATATCGTCGCTGATGCCCTTCTTCTCATCTTCCAGACGCTCGATGCGCTCGATCAGGAGGCGAAGTTGGTCAGCTGCTACATTGCCTTCGGACATGGTAATTCCCCTTCGATTTACAGGCGGCAAAGGCGCGTGGCTTCGCGATCAGCCGCGGCAATCGCGCCTTCCAGTTGATCGATATGGCTGTGGATGATGCCCAGTTCGCCGTCATGGTGAGACTTGCACGCGTGCTCATCAGCGCATTCAGGCTGCGGTCCGAAAGCACGATCAGCGGCCGAGCGTAGCGCATTTTCCAGATCAGCAACGCGCTTGGCCAAAGATGAAAGGCGATCGGCAATGCGCTGGAATTCACCCTTGCTTGACGAGGCGCCGAGGATCGACGCAGCGTCAATCCCAGCGTAGAAATTCTGATTCACGGCCATTTTCAGTTTCCTTCGTGGTTGAGAATTGAGAGCGGCGGCAACCCCATCTGCGCGCGCATGACGCGGGCCTTCGCCTTGATCTTGTCACGCTGCTGCATGTGCCCGATCATCGCGAGATCGCGGCCGGGATTGCTGGGGCGGGTAAACGCGCGGATCAGCCAGCGGATCACGCCCGCATCCCCAAATAAGCCCGCGCAAACGAAAGCGGCTTGCGCTTGAATTCGTCGGGAATGGCCAGGCGCTGCGATGTGCGGACAACCAGATCCTCGATCGCGTCGCAAAGCCGTTCGCATCCGTCCTGACTGGCGGTGGCGCGCATCTGGACTTCGCTCGTGCCGATCGGCTCGCCGACCTCCCCGCGCTTCTGGTGATTGGCGTGGCGCTTATGCTCCGCGTAGACCGCTTTGCGGCCTGCCTCGTTCAGAGCGTCCTGGGTGGTCTTCATCATGCCACCCGCACCCGGCGCTTGATCAGCTCGTCCAGAGCCTCCCTCGCGTCCTCAAGCTGCCTGAGATTGTCGCGCACCTCGCCGGGGCTGACCTCTCCATCGTCTTGCAATGCAACAGACAGGGCCAACGCGGCTTCCAGAACCTTGGACTGGCGCACACGGTCACAGTGCTTGTTTGGGCGGCTGTCATGGCACAATGTCGCGAGGCCACCGGCGAACCGGCCATTCCATTCGCGCCAGGCCCGCGCAAAGGTCACCACGTCCATGGCGGCGGTTCCCTCGCAATATTTGGCGGCCTGATCCTCACTCTTGCCAAGCACGGCGGCGAGATCGGCATAGGTCAGCCGGTCCTGCGACTTGATCAGCGCCAGATCGCGGCCGATCGTCTCCAGCACCGACGAAGCGGAAAAAACGGAGCGTTCCCGCTCGCACTCTTTGTTGCACTGCGTCATTGAACATTCCCATGAAGGAGGAAATCACATTTGCAGCCGGGGCATCCGTTGGGGACATCCCCGGCTGCTGCGACGCCCGAAGGCAGGGGGTGGGAGCGCGTCATTTATGCGGCCTCCGCTTTGACCTGGAGCGCATCGACGCGCGCGATCCGCTCGCCGATCCATGCTATGACGGGAACAGCCATCGAGTTGCCGAGCATCTTGTAGCGCGGGCCATCGGCCATCATGCGACCACGGTAGGGGACCAGCGTGAAGTCGTCGGGGAAGCCTTGGAGCCGTTCGCATTCACGTGGGGTCAGGCGGCGGACGGCGGAACCGGCGCGGATCGCGGCATAGCCTTGCCCAGGCTTGCCACCGCCCTTATTCAGGGCCTGCGCCGTGTCACCTTCCCAAACCGCACCTTGCTGATTTTCGTTGATCGAGCAGGCATAGCTTCGGCTCGATCCACCGGAAGCGGCGCGGATGTTGGCGGTATCGTGCGGACCTTCAAACTGCGACCCGCCTTCGCGGCCCCGCATGTCGAAGGCGATAGCGGGCATCACCCCCGCGTTTGCGTGACTGTCACGGAAACCGCCCGCTCGGAGCGTGGGCGAGCAATCCTCCAGATTATCGGCACCGTAGTCCTTGGCGGAAAAGCAGACTGGGACGAGCGGAGTGCCGCGCCCCGTGCCATCCTCGCTGGCGTCGAAGCCCTCGCCGCGCAGGCTGTGGGTGACGAACGTCTCGCTCGCAAAGTCCTGCCTGCCATGCGGGCCGCCATGCGAACTCAGGGCGGTGGCTACGTCAATGGGGCCGGAGCAATTGTTGCCCCCGAACGCAATCAGATGCCCTGCTTGGCCTTGGTTGTCGTCCGCGCCACACGTTCCAACGCCGTTTGCAGTGAGGGCGGCAACTGCCTGCCTCGCTTCTCGGCGCGGCGCAGGATGCCCCGACAGGCTGTGGCGCTCAAAAAGAACTGCGGCGGCACGTCGCCAGTCTCCAAGATATCCGACAACGAAGACGCGACGGCGGCGCTGTGGAACTCCAAAGTGCTGAGCGTCGAGAACGCGGTAGGCGAACCCATACCCGAGTTCGCCCATCCCTCCGAGGATGGCGCCAAAGTCCCGTCCGCCATTCGACGACAGAACGCCGGGGACGTTCTCCCATACCAGCCATCGGGGCCGTGCGCGATCAGCAAGGCGGAGGTATTCGAGCGCCAGGTTGCCACGGTCATCAGCCAGTCCGCCTCTAAGGCCGGCGATGCTGAACGACTGGCAGGGGGTGCCTCCGACAAGAAGGTCAACTGGTCCATATTCGGTGCCCTTGATTTGCGTGAAGTCGCCGACCAGCGGGACATCGGGATAATGGTGGGCCAGCACGGCGCGCGGGGCGGCTTCGATCTCCGCATAGCAAAGCGCCTGCCATCCAAACGGCTTCCACGCTGCGGTGGGGGCACTGATGCCGCTGCATACGTCGATGTAGCGCATTCACCCCTCCCCGCGACGAATGAAGGCGCCAACAAACGGACCCGCGACGACGGAGGCAACAAGCCAAAGAGCGAGGGCGAGGATCATCGCTCAAACCTCCTTGAGAACGGCGTTGATCGCCTGAACGGGGACGCGGAACACCAGCGCGAGCAGGCCCGGCGACGCGCCCTCCCAGCCATTCGCTCGGTCGCGGATCACCTTCCGCTCGTCGTCGGTCAGGTCCGCTATCGTGCGGGTCGGGGCGGGGAAGGTGATGGTCATGCCTTCACCAGCGATCTTGCGAAGCGAATATCCATGGGGCGTTCGAGCTTGCGCGACTGCTGCCGCTGCTGCTCTTCCGCCAGATGGCCAGCACTGCCACCGGGGTCGGCCACGCAATGAACATCGTTGAACCGAAAATCGACGCTGATACCGAGAAGGTCGGCAATGCGCTGGGCATCGGCAGACACGCGATCGATGCTGGAACCTGCCGTGCAGTCGATGGTCACGAAGCTGCTCATGCCGCGCGCTCCCGTTCCTTGGGGGTGCGGCGAACATCGGGCGACTTGAGCGCATGAGCGGCAAGCATCGTCCGCCGATCGGGGGTGATGTCGCCTGTCTCCAGGCGAGAGACGGTGGATTGTGTGATGCCCAGTTCGGCGGCAAGCTGAGCCTGCGTCATACCGAGGCTTTCACGGATGGTCTTGATCTCGCTCATGGCTAATCTCTATGCGCATACGCATAAGGTGTCAAATGCAAATATGCGTGCACGGATTGGAGAATCTCCGGTTGGCGAATTATTCAGCGGACATGTCGATCCTATCCGAAAACATTACCTTCCTCCGCGGCAAAGCTACGCAGGCGGAGTTCAGCGAAAGGCTGGGGGTGGGGCAGTCTACCGTGGTCCGGTGGGAGAAGGGGTCCAACCCCCAACCTGACAATTTGCTGGCGCTGGCAAAGATAGCGCGGGTTTCAATTGAGCAGCTCATTACGACGCCATTATCAATGGTGCCGAAGATGACGGATGGCGATCTGCTTCCTAGTGAAAGCGATTTCCAGCAGATGGTTTCCGACGCTCTTCAGGAAGTGCCGCCAGGGACACCGCTCTCGGGCTATTCGCCAATCGTCGCTTCAAGTCTTCGTGACAGACTAGTGCTGCTGCTAAAGCACGGCGCGTATCAAGGCAGTTCGGCCGCATCGATCGATCCCGGCAAAGCCTCTCAATCTCGCGCTCCCACCAAAGCACGCGCTGAGGCAGGACCGCGCAATCGATAACGCACGTTCTGCAACCAGCATCACAAGCCGGCTCTGCAAGCACCACCATGATCCCGCCTCGAGTCTTTTGTTCTTCAAATGTTCCTTAGTCTAAGCCGGGGAAATAGGAAACAGCCTATTAAGGATAGGAGGGATGATGTCCGATCGCGACAACCAAAGGACGATTTCCGAGTTCATCTTTGCGATCTCGATGTGCGCGATTGCGCTTTCTCGCACCGGATGGCTGGATGGCATCGGTGAAGATGGCGATGGCGAATCAGTCACATTTGTATTGGGCATGGCCGGCGCGGTTATCGCTTTCGCCAACATGGCAGCAACGGGGCGGTCGAGATAACCGCACGCGGATAAAATGCGCCGCCGCATATTTTGTTGTTGACCCTATGCGTATGCGCATATAGATAAGTCCTCACACACGGCGATTGTGCCGAGGAGGATGAGATGATGGCGGAAGCCCGAACCACCGAGATTATCGCCTACAAGGGCTTCGACAAAAATCTTGCTTGCCGTGGCTATCAATATGAGGCCGGCAAGACGTTTGAGCATATCGGTGATGTTAAAGCCTGCTCGTCCGGCTTCCACGCCTGCGAAAATCCCTTTGATGTCCTGAGCTATTATCCTCTGGTCGATAGCGAAGGCGCGTCCAGCCGTTTTGCCAAAGTCACGATGGACGGTGAAATTTCTCGCCATGACAGCGACAGCAAGATTGCTTCGGCCCGGATCACGATCGACGCAGAACTGAAACTGCCTGACTTCATTATCGCTGGCGTAAACTGGCTGATAGAGGCGACTAAGGTTGCGATTTCAGCCAGTGGTTCGGGGCAGACCACCGATAAAGGGGAGGACGGCGCACAGATCGGCTCCAGCGGCAACGACGCGCGGATCGGCTCCAGCGGCTACGGCGCACAGATCGGCTCCAGCGGCTACGGCGCGCGGATCGGCTCCAGCGGCTACGGCGCACAGATCGGCTCCAGCGGCTACGGCGCACAGATCGGCTCCAGCGGCTACGGCGCCCAGATCGGCTCCAGCGGCTACGGCGCACAGATCGGCTCCAGCGGCAACGGCGCGCGGATCGGCT